TCATCCTATTCCCTCCAACTGCCTCATTTTCTTTTCGGCTAAAATAGCTCGTTTAGAAAATTCAAGAGCATCCTTATAACATTCTTTCTCCTCACAGTACCGAGAGATAATCAAGGATAGATCAAGAACACTGTCTAAGTCATTCTTTTCTTGAAGGAAATGAATATAACTCAAACAATGCTCAATCGTTTCGTTTTGATTATCTTGAAGAAGTTTATAAATGATGTTTATTTTAGCCTCATACACTTTATTCTCTTTTTGGTTTAAATTTTCCTGTCCTTTTTTGTAATAATATACAGCCTTATCTTTTTGGCCCATGAGGAATAACTCTTTTGTGACCATGTAAAGAGAGTTAATGTAATAAACTGATTGTCTCCATTCTTTGTTTCGGATTGCTTTTCTTAGTGCATTAAGGCAGTCTTGGGATCTATTTGCTGCTGAGTATGTAATACTTAAATTGTGATGGATTTGGGCTTCGAAAAATTTATCACCAAGCTCTTTTGAAATTCTAATCGCTTGGAAATAGGCTTCTTCAGCTTTATCAAACTGGCCTAGATCAGTATAGTTAGTTCCAACAACCATCAATGCAGTTGCAAACTTTCTTTTGTAATTTTCATTCCCTTTATAAATGTTGAGAGCGTTGTTTATATAATTTAATGAAACAATACTTTGCCGTAGCATCATGTACATTGACGCCACTTTAGAATAAAATTCAGCAGCTTCAATTTCATCCGGAATGACAGATAACTTTTTCTCTGCGATTTTAAAAAGGCTTATGGCATTCTCAAAGTTTCGATTATATGATTCGTATAACGCTTCAAATAAAAAGAAATAATACTCTATCATGTGATCAGTTTTTTGAATTTCTTTTGCGTGTCTTTTATTGAAATATGAATGCTTAGGGAAGTCTGATCCTTTAACTTGGTACATCATCATTTTATGTCTCTCTTCAAGCAAAGAGTAATACATCAATACCTCTTGATCTTCCACCATTTCATCAAACAGAGCTTTAACCTCTTTAAAATATTTCTCGGCAGCCTCAACATCTTGCTGTTTTATAGCGATATACCACTCATTTAAGATATTAGCAACATACTCAGAAGCAAGTTTACTCATAATAAACCCCTCTTTCCGTCAAAATTCTAAATACTCAAACAAATGTTAACACACGTTTAACATTTTATGTCATATATAGAAATAATTTTCGACATAGCGCAATTTATTTTTCGTTATGGCGCAAATTTCCTTTAGGGTAATTTTTACTATTTTTCAGAATGAAGAACTCATTAAAAAATGAGTCTGCCGAACTTAATACTATGCGGCCAGAATTCAACTGAGTTAATAGTGCCTATGTAATTCGAATCATTCTTGTAACTACATATTTATTATCAGCTTCTCTCTCCTAAACTATGGTAAAATCCCTGTGTTAAATTCCATATGAAAGGATATGATCATGAAGGTATTTGAAGCCAAAACACTGCTTTCCGAAGCTGAAAACCGTGCAAAAGAATACAAAGATTTAAAAAGTAAAATGATCAAATTAAAGAAAGCATTCAAAGCTGTCGCTGATTTAGATGATAGTGAGTTTTCAGGTAAAGGTGCAAATAACATCAAATCATTTTATGAAGATCAGGCCGGCATTGCTGACCAATGGATTGATCTAATTGAGATGAAAATATCATTTTTAACGAGTATTCCTGGTATCTTGGAAGACGCCAGCTTATCAGATGCCTACATAGAAGAATCCTTCCTAGAGCATGAGTTGGCCAATGCTAATTCTAAATCAAAATCCATCATGTCAGAACAGAAAAAGGCCATCAAAGACATATTAAATGAAATACACGATGTCCTCCCCTTAGATGTTTTTTCAACGGAAGATTTTAAAACTGAATTATCTTCTGCTGAGAAAAAACGAAAAAATACAGTCGAGAAAATAAGTGAAGTCGATGAGAACCTAACGTCAGAATATGCCTTATCAGAAGCAAATGAACAAATGATTCAGGCTGATTACCAAGCACTCATAAACGCAACAACAACAGGCAAGAGTGCCTCTCCCATCCACTATAATGCCAAGGCTTATAGGGACAGTGAAGTCCACAAGATGACTGAGGATGTAAAAAAACAATCGACTGATTATATCGCCTTTAAAGATCAGCAGGCCGAACAAAGAATGATAGCAAAAGAACAGGAGGAGCTTGCAAATAAGCCATGGTACGAAAAAACGTGGGATGTTGTTTGTAATTTTACAGGGGAAGTCTCCGGATATTATGATTATAAAAGAGCCGCCGATGGCGTTGATCCTGTAACCGGTGAAAAGTTGACAGAGGGCCAACGTGTAGTAACTGGCGCAATGGCTGCAGCAGGTTATGTGCCCATTGTGGGATGGGCAGGTAAATTAGGCAAAGGTGTAAAAGCTGTGTATTCAACTAGCAAAGCGATCTCCAAAGCAGACAAAGCGCTTGATGTCTATAAAACGCCTAAGACATTTCACGCTCTTCAAAACTCCAGCAAAGGACTTTACGGTCTCGCATCTGCAAACGGTTTTAGCGAAGCAATAACTGGCCGGGATATGTTTGGGAATAAAATTTCTGATGAACAACGACAAAACAGCCTTAATCATGCGTTATCGATGCTTGGCGGATTCGGTTTGCGTGGAGTCAGCAAAAACTTAAATGTGAAAAATTCTGATATTCCTAAGAGACCATCATGGCGACAATCTGAAAAAGATGTTGGAAAAGATTATCCTGATTACAGTGAACAAAAGTCATTTATAGATGGCAAAGAAGTCCCTTATGGAAAGAAAGGCAGCTCCCGTCCGGACTTCTATAAAACTGGGCATAGTATAGAGGTTAAAAACTATAAGATTACTACACCAAGTGGGAGAAGTAGGTTAGTAAACAATGTTTCAAAACAAGTTGAAAAACGACTCACTGACCTTCCTAATAATACAAAACAATCTGTAGTCATAGATATTAGGGGCCAGTCAGTTTCTGAAGAAATAATGGACGACTTATATGATAAGATAATGAAAAAGACTAACGGAAAAGCAGATATAAAATTCAAAACCAATTAGAGGTGAGCACGTTGGCTGTAGGATTTAAGGTTAAATATTACTGGTATCAAGTTGGGCATGGAGACTTCTTACATTCATTTTTTTCAACCGTAAGCTACCATTTAGAAGAGCATGGTTGGGGATCGAAATATCCGCATTTATTAAATGAGCTTTATCAAGGAAAGCTTGAAAGCAAAAACATTGATCCTGCCCTTGAAGAATTAGAAGATATAAAAGAGAAATTGAAAGAGTACAACCCTTCACAAGTCATTTGGGATATTGAAGATGTTAGCAAAAGGCCTCCATGGGGGGATAACATAAGTGAAGAAATCACCGACTTGTCTAATTATTTTGTTACGAGTGATGGGGAGGATTTTATAAAGATTTTAAAAAGTGCGCTTGAAAAAGGGAAAAAAACAAATTCAGAAGTGTTAATTGATAGTATTTGAAAAAAAGGCCCTGACTAAAGGGCCTTTTTTATTTTAATAGGACTTCAAGTTTTGCTTTTGTTTTCGGTCCGTAGATACCATCTGCAGATAGCCCGTGCATCAGCTGGAACCGTTTGACTGCGTTTGCTGTTTTCGGACCATACACGCCGTCAATGCCGTTATTCTTCGCCCCTTTGTCTGGATAAAAATAAAGAGACGCCAGAGCATTTTGAATACGCCTTACGTCATCCCCTTTTCGCATAGGGCTTGTTACTCTAATGACACCAGAGGGCAGCGCATATGACGTTTTTTTGCTGCTTGGTTTAGGGGTCGAAGTGCTTGAGCCTGTGAGCTTTAATACTTGGTCGACCTTGATCATGTTTGGGTTTTTGATACCGTTCAAGCTTTGCAGGGTTGCCACACTCACCCCGTGCTCTTTTGCAATTGCGGAAAGAGTATCGCCTTTTTTGACTGTGTAAGTGCCCCCAGAAGCTTTAGGCGCAGACGATGACGATTTAGAAGATGCTTTCCCGCCCAGCTCCTTCAATTCTGCTTCAATGGCTGCCTTAACCTCATCCCATCTGCCCCCCGACAAAATACGGTGCGGGCAATACTTGCCGTTCCAATCTTGATGCTTGCGCACACGATCAATACCCCAGCCGCGCTCTTTGAGCAGCTGCGCCACAAATTTAATAGCCAATTTTTCAGCAGCGTAGTATTTAGCGCCTCCCGATTTACTATAACAAATTTCGACACCGATCGACTTACGGTTCCCGGTGCCGTTGGTGCCGTCTCCTGTGTGCCATGCGTTGCGATTTAACGGTAGCCCTTGAATAACCTCTTTGTCATCAACGGCAAAATGAAAGCTTGTCGAGCTAGTATTTCCGATCATATAGCTGATTTCATTGGCAGCTGACGCGTCATTCGCTGTATTGTGGATGGTGATGTATTCAGCGTCCATGTGATTAGGGCATTTCAAAGCGTATTTAGCTTCTGATACAAGATTCTTTTTCACTGTGATTGTCATAAGTGTTCTCTCCTTTATTTTTGATATAGAAAAAGCCGCTGGGTTACCCAGCAGCCTGTTCATCCTTTTCATTTGTTTGGTCATTGTCATTTTCGATTACATGAAGCCGGTCAGTAATGGCAGCCGGAATCTTAACGCCGATTTGTGCAAGGTTCTCCGTAATGGAAAGCCCCTCATTGGCAATATAAAAAAGAACGGTTCCAAATGTCAGGACACCGTTCAGATTGAGGATTGTATCTACGATATTTGCCACAATGACCACCAGAAAACTGAGCATTTTTCGGACATAACCGAACCAAGCGCTTCGGCTCCGCAGCTTTTTGAATTTCCAAGCCTTAATCACACCAGTTATTACGTCGATAATGCTTAGAACTAGCAGTAAATCAAGGTACTTCACACCCCCAAATAGGTAAACTCTCGCTAAATCCAACGTTTCAAAATTAATAAACACAATCGTTTCCTCCATTTCTTTCGACCACCTCCTTAGAGGCAAAATAAAAACACCTCAATGGGTGTTGGTTAACTTCCTAAATCTATGACAACTGGCTCAGTGGCTGGATAGGTCAAGCCAGTAATTTCTTTATATTGTTCTTCTGTGATTCTATTTAAGACAACAAAACGGGCGACGTCAGCATTTGTGTAATACTGTCTTCCCCATCCATAAATAGTTTTCACATTTGCAAACCAATCCATTACGCTTCCCCTCCTTCGGCCAGCCTTAATAACAAGTCCGCGATCATTTTCGACTGAGACTCTATCAAGTTCTGGGCTTCAGCCAGCTGCACCATGATTTGGGCGTTTTGAAACTTTAATTCATCTAAAGGTGACGGAACTCTTCCTTTTTCAACTTGTTTTAAAATCTCATCTTTTTCTGCTTGAGTTGCTACTTCTGACCATTTTTGCTCTTCGGGGTGAAACATAGGTTTAATGAATGATGGAGGCTGAATTGTTGTGCAATTTTCAGGAATTACATACTTTCCATCCTCTCCCGGCTCTTCAATTGGAACCGGCTCGACAAAAATAAAGTTCTCATCATACCGATAAACCTGTATCATGCAGTACCTCCTTCTTGAAACCCGATGACGACATCAATATAGTATCCGCCGCCAAGCTTACTTGAATCTGTAGGGTCTGGATATTTGATTTTTAAATCTCCGTTTTCATATACAATGAGGTTGGCCGTCCCACCTGTTCCGCTAAGTGGAACTGTTACAACTGCCCCACCGATTGGAGCATATGTAGAAGGAATTGAGCCAAATATGATTTCTGGTTCTGTTTTCACATGCCCACGTAATAACGTTAAAGGCCCCCATTTTGCATAAATAGGTGTCCGTGTTCCGGCTGTTGCACCATTCTTTAAAGTGATGTTAGCGTATGAATACAATAAGTCATCTGTGTTTAATGATCGTTTCCACCCCTGCCAATACGTTGTGCTGCCGTCATAGTAGTTTGTAAAGACATTATTCTTGTAATCTGTAGCGTAAACCCATCCATACATACCTTTCCCATTAGAAGCAAGGCCTGTAAGATGAAATATTCCTCTTGTTGAAACTGTTGAAGGAGCATTAATCGCTTTTCCGTGCGCGTAGAAAGTACCCATTGTCCGGCCCTGATCAACTATTTTTTGGAGTATGTCCTCTCCTTCATTTGCGGCGATTGACACACCACCATGATCTGCGGTAATTTTTGATAATTGAGCACGATTCCATTTCGTACGCTCAGCTGCAGTAATGTGCTTAACATTGTCCGCAGCGTGTTCATCTGTGTAGGCTTTTGCGTCAACTAACGCTTTATCAGCTTTACTTTTCGATCCCGATGTCGTCTCCTTTGCGTTCCATGTCGTTCTCTCGTCTGCCGTAATGTGGATCGTTTTATTATTCGCGTGCACGTCCGTGTAAGCTTTAGCGTTGAGTTCGGCAACATCGGCTTTTTCTTGAGCGCCGACTTTGGTTTCGATGTTTTCAAATTCATCAAACTTCGCTTTTATCTCACCGAGAGTTTGGCTAATTTGATCCCTGAACGATTCCACATCATCGATGTAATATTCTGCAACCGGGACAATGTTCTGATCTTCCAGTGTCTTCGATATCATAAACGTGAAAAAGGAAGTTGCCAGAGCCTGACCATTTGTGTAGTAAAGTTTTAATTCTGCCTTCACAATGCCATGATGCTTCAATTCTTCATCAGAAAGAATGTATTCTGCTTTTCCGTTCACTTTGTCTATGAGAGTAAGACTCTTTTTATAGAAAGAGCCGTCCGGATAAAGCAAAACAATTTTCGCATCAACCGCAGACAATGGAAGTGGGACGCCGTCTTTTGTAAAAGAAAAGGACAGCTTGGCGCTGCCCGTGTCTTGCGTCATAAATTGGATGTTTGTTGCTCTCCCGTCTGATCTGCGGGAATTGATATCATAAGTAACGTTTGCGTCTTTATAAATCAAGGTTCATCCTCCTTAATGCTGCGGTGTAACGATCATCTTTGCTACTCCGTAGCCTTTTTCTTCGTCATATGGCATTTCAATTTTCATGACAGAGCCGTATCCATTGGACTCAGATTTTGTCGCTACTCCATTAATAGCAGATACGCTATCGCCTACCCCGACTGTGGAATCAATACGAACAAACACCTGACCAATTAGACCGATGACATGCCACTCGTCTCGCTCTTCACGAGGTTTATAAGCCTCTGAAGGATCATAGTCTGGATTTTCCGCCGGAACCGTTATAACCCGTTCACCGTCATAAACCTCTCGATAAATAATGTCGCCAAACTCATCCCTCAAGTACCGGTCTTTCCAATCGAAAGCAGCACCGCCGAGGACAAGCCCGGCCGTCTTCGATACGACACCGAGAATCTTATCGCCAACGTCGGCTTTCCGAATCTTTTCACCTTCCAAAGCTACAAGGTAGGAGGCTTCAATTTTCTGGCCGTCAGTTGACTCAAAGTATTCCGCGAAGTCTTTAAGGTCTGAGACGCTTTCTATTCGGCTTGTGGCACGCACAGTTCCATTTTTCGCATCCAGCTCAATCTTTTTGTTTGCTTCTGACGGATTACCGTTGCCGTGACCCAAGGCAAGCGTGTATTCCTTGCTGTTCTTTACGTTCTTCGAAAACATAACGCCAGTTGATCCGCTGTCTCCGGTCGTGTGCGAATTCCATGAGAACATTACGCCGTTCCGCGAACCCTCCGTCGTTGCACCACCAGCAACGCCAGCAATGAAATTCCGCTCGCCCTTCGCGATAATCGTTCCCGATCCAGCTATGATTGCACTTGTATCCGTTAGAGGTGATCCCGATTTGGCAGCAGCCCGGAAGCCGCCTTTTATGTTAGTAGGTACCGAACTATATTTTTGACCTGCTAAAACAGCCGCATTAGTATAGCCAACAGCCCGTACTGCTGTTATATCAGCCTGGTTGTTTGGTGACGAAATTCCTATACTGCCGCCTCTTGTATGAGCAATACCGTTCATTAAAGTGACATAGTAAACTCCGCCGCCGATGGAAATCCCCTCTGGAGCTGAATCATGAATGGTGAAATTTGAAATACGAACATCATCTGTTCTTTGATCACCGCCATAGATACGGACATCCGAACCCGCCTTCGCAAATCCAGAAATGTTCAAACCATTAATGTTAATCTTGCGGCTTTTATACTGGAAGGCGATAACTGGGGTCCCTTTATAGTCATAGGTAGGATCACCAAGTGCTGTAAAGCCCAGTACTGTAACACGCTGATAAGCAGAAATCACAAGCGCTTTCGGCTCTAGCCCAGCGTACAAATCATTGAATATCGGCTCCTTAGCTGTACAGTCTACTAAAGTGACATCTCTTGCTGTTTCGCTCCAGGGCTCATTTGCATAATGATGTCCGATATGACGAAGGTCATACGCTCTCACATCACGGAATGATTGATGACCGTAAACATGAACATTAGAAGGTGCCGGCCACTTCGCATGTGCCTTTACTTCCACCCCACGGACATTCCCTTCCGTATAATTGTTAAATAACCACACGTCTTTAGAGCCGTCATCTACTTCAATACCATTTGAATTGGCTTTACCAAGGGCATGGGCTGTTCCAGAAGGATATAAACACCTATTGTTTGTGATGAAGATATTTTTGCTGTAATGAGTTGTAATTCCATCGTCTCCATATCCTTCACAAATACATCCATCAATCCAAATTGAGTCACAACCGTTTTTAGTGTAGTCACTATCCGAAATATCGTAAGTAGGTGCGGAAATATCGATTCCATGCAACGCCGGGTTTACAGTTCGAACTCTTTGAACCCAAGCGTTTTTTACCTGTGCTAACAATAAGCAGCTGGATTTTACTCCACCCATGGCTTTCATGGTTCCATTTTGCCGTTCACGATTCCAATCAAGTGTCATATCACGAATTACGATATTTTTGTTACCGCCCTGATGATCAGCGTTCGTAATTACCCATTCATCTGACGGTGTCTCATCATGAAGAATAAGAGTGGTAATATCCATTCCGTCTCCCTCAAAGATGACGTTGCTTCTTAGCTTTACACCGCGAACAACATAGACACCTGGCCCCAGTTTAATTTTCACTTTACCATTGCCCATGGCTTTCATAATCGCTTCGGAACAGTCTGTTACCCCATCCCCTGCTGCACCATAATCATCCACATGTACGACACGTTTTATTCGCTTATTCAATCTCATATAATCACGGTCAAGCCGTTCTTTTAATAAGGGCGCAATATTGCCGTCAGTATCAACACGGGCATCGACGACCTCTTTTACATTTGTTCCGTCAGCATTAAGAATCAAATTACGCATACGATTATAAAGGCTTTCAATATAGGTTCGGAGAGAAAAACCTTGATGGGTAATTTGATCGGAAGTATGAGCTGTTTGAGACGTTTTATGCGTTTTAATCGCATCATCAAGACTGTTCAACCCATCTTCTATAGTTTCTGTATCTGCTCTTTGCTGTGCGATATATCTTGCATTTCGGGTTGTATCATAATCTTTAATTAACCTGAATGCCATGAGATCACTCTCCTTTCTGGACAAAACAAAAAACACTCTGGAAAGAGTGCCTTAGATCATCATTCTGAGTTTTTGCATGTAGCGTTTTTGGTCTTTTAATCTTTTTTCTTGTTCCATCCGGATATCTTGTATATCCTTTCGGAAGTTAGCAAAAGTCAATGTAGGTTTTGCGTAAGGATTCAACGGCTTATATTGAATCGACAAAAGCCGGACATCATCTTCGTAGGTGACACCATATGAGGTATCAGCCAATATGTGAAGCGTGTCTCCCTTCCAAAAATCTTCTTGTATCTTCAAAAGCTTCGGCTCGTAGATATATTCATAATCCACTTCTATTTCCGTCTGTGGATATGGGTTAACATACTTTTTTAGAGCTGCCAACATACTGGACTCTTTTTTATATTTTTCATCCCTCAATGGTTCTGCCCATCTTGGCATACCATCAATCAAAAATTTATCTTCATCTGGATGCTTGTACAATACAGGGGCAAAAACATACTCCGTTTTTTTGCTGTCGGTGCTGCTGTTTTCTTTAATTGCACCATAACCCCTCGCTCTGGTAGAGCACCCTTGAGAAGAGGTTTTGATTGTGATACCAGGCATATTATAACGAGTATCAAGTGTATGATTTATTCGCTTTCCCATTTTCTTATAAACATAGACTTTATAATTATCAACGTCCAGCTCCAAACCATAGTCTTCGACAATTTCATCCATTAGCTCATTTCCGAATCTATCTCCAAAATTCTCCTGTTCAACGCTAGAGAACTCACTTTCTTTGTCCTTAAAGATGTACCTTAATTTTGTGCCTTTAAAAACAAAATCAAGCATCTTCCTGACGGTAAACGTCCCACTGATTGTATCTTCTACATAGTGATTATTCAGCGTTACAACAAAAACGTGGCTTGCTGTTACTTTTTTAGAGAGCATCCCTTCCTGGTTAATCTCAATATCTGTGATGAAATACTTTTGATGATTGAATTTTTTCTCATCCAGATAAAGAATATTGTCATTCACAAGCAAGTCATATTCGGTGCCATTATCAGCTGTCCGCGTGATCGTAAATTCAATATCCTTTTTCCCTGTCGTATCGTCTAATAAGTCCGGATCAGCTCCGATAACTTCAATAGCTTGTGTATCATCCTGACTTGCGACATGTAACTGAGGAAAATATACATCTTTAGGAAGGCTCATATTTAGCGTTATGTCTTTTCCGTCAAACTCTTTACTTGGCAGGTCTACGGTCGGATCAGGATTATTTGGTTCATCAGGATTATCGGGCAGCCCCTCAGTTGTATCATATTGGGTTAATTTGTATGTGAAAATAATGCTGTTGAGCTTTGTTGCATAATTTGGATCAGTTGCATATCCAGCTTTTACGAGGGCAGCCGTAGCTTTTTGATAATCCGTTTCTCCGACAACTGCCCTGTAATGGTCCTTATCCCAACTTACACCATTGAGATACAAGTTAGCCAGGTCTTCAATCGACTCTTTCCATGAAGGGTACTTCCTGAATTTCGCTGGCACTTGAACATTTTCACCATTGATCACTTCCCATGTCATCATAGTGACATATTGTCCGTTATATTCGCCCTTCATGCCAAATAGGTTGTGTCCTTTTGTCGCAAGTTCACTTGTTCCCCATGCGCTCTCAAGGCACCCTTGCGCAATAATTAGCGATGCAAGGATATGATGATTTTTATAAACGATTTGAGCATCGACAGCTATTTCTTTTATGAAATCCTCTTTAGCCACCAAACCACCACCTCTTACAAATAATAAAGCCGAGTATCAAATTGAATGTTGAAGTCGTTTGTATTCTGAACTTCAAACTCATTCCATCCAATTTCAAGACTCGGCAGACGGCCAGATGTTTTAATCGGTTTGTTATTGATTATGGTGTACTGTTTCAAGAAAGAGACTTCTTGTGTCTTTTGGATTTCCTGCTCAATCGTTAATTTCTCACCATTTGTATGATTGATTAAAGTGATATTTTTGCCTGCAGCTTTCAAAATAACGTTATAGTCATGATCAAGTGGATTGATTTGCACATCTCCTGCATTAAAAACAGAGAATCGTTTTTTGTTCTTAAAATAATAGTCCAAGTTATCATCCGATCGGAGATTCATCCCGTGATTCCAATTTTCACCGTTAAGATTCTGAGCCGTTTTTGTTGTATATTTCGACTCTGCCATGCCTGTGATATTAGTAAATTCAACAGAAAAATCGTTATAAGTTTTCTCCTTCTCTTTTGAAATACTGAAATTACCATCACAGGTAACTAAGAAACGGCGATTCGGCAAAAGATCAGAAGAAATATAATAAGGGAACGGCTTAACCAGCAGTGCATAAAGCTGATGCCGATACATATAAAAATTCTCATGTATGCGAGCATTCAAATAAATTTCAACATCTATTTTTCTTTCCGCGTAAGTCACATCTCGTGGATGTTGCGGCAAAATCAGTCCATGCCGCCGAGGGATCGAAATTGTTTCCCGATTAATCTTTGGAGCTTCCGGCAAAAAGCTTAATACTTCAAATTGAGGGAGTAAGCTGTCAAGGCTCTGCTCCCCTAGTCCGTTATTGAAATCAATAAACAGTTTTACCATGCAGGCTTACCCCCGTTTCTGTAACGTTTTTTGTTATATCGGTCCGCACTGGTTTGATCAACTCTAGTTCCGTCTATATACGTGTGATTATCTTTCAAAACAAGCTGCTGCAAAAGCTGAATGTTTTGCTGAAGAGCATCTATTTGCTGGCTCATCATGCTAATTTGCTTCTCTTGATTCTCAACCACACGGCTCATGTCAACATTCACATTGGGTTGCGGCGCTGCCTCGGCTTTAGTCATTGAAGCTTTTTGAAGCAGTACAAGGGCCTTTGAAATCATCCCTTGTTGAAGTGACGGAAGAACACCCAGCTCACGGCCTACACGCGCCCATAAACCGATGTTGCGTTCCCGATACGTCGGGTCTGTTGTAATCGTAGTTTCATCAAAGCCCCGTTCGTTTAGAATCGCCCATTTAGAGCCGCCGCGCCCCGGTGAAGTCCCTCCTTTTGCGTATCCCACATACGGGCCGCCGCGAGCCATTGACTTCAATCCTGGGTGATTGGAAATATCCCCATAGCGACCTTTAATGTAATTGATTGCAGCCAAAATGTTATCTACCGGATTCAAAATGTTATTGTGTCCAGGAAACGCATTGGATGAAAATGTACTCGGGATGGTCTGCATCAGCCCCCGAGAAGGATGGCCGGCTCTTGCATTTGAGTCAGTAAGGTTTATTGCATTGGGATTTCCACCAGACTCCTTCATTGCGATGGTAATCAAGCCAGGAACCCATGAGAATGGTACGCCCGCAATGCCAACAGCTTCCGCTACCCATTTTTGAACCTGGGCAGACCCTGTCGCTCCCTTATAAGCATCTGCTGTGAAAAGCCCGGCATCCGGAAGAATGCTTTTTAAAAACTGACCAGCCCCATTTTTCAATGTTTGGAGGATTCCAGTTCCTAATGAGTCCACACCTTTGCCTGACTTAAAAGGGATAAAGCCCTTAAACAAGTTCTTAATCATTTTCTCGGGGCCATTCAAGATCATTTCCATAGCACCCGATGCAACATCTTTCGCTTTATTGACAACGCCCTTCCCTGCTGAAATCGCTCCTTTCACAAGCTTCTTGGAGCCATTAAGGGCGTCTTTGAAGAAGGTCCCGACACCTCCTGCATAACCAGGAAGACCAGTTGCCATAACTTCTTTTGACTGACTGTGTGGGAGAACCGATGTACCACGCGGTAGATCCCAAACCTGCGGGCCGCCCATTCCAACCACATACGTTCCGATGCCTGGTGTATGAGCAAGTTCAAAACCTTCTTCACCGACTAACGCCCTTCCGCCTGGGTGAAAGTCTGTCCCTTTAGCATAGGCCCTGCCTGGCGCTACCTGCATTTCAGAATTTCCGCTGTACCCTTTAGGCTTCCATTCAGGAATGGTGGGAATGTGCATGAACTCAAGAACAGTATTGATTCCGCCGGTAATTTTATTAACAACACCTGCTAGATCAACGAGAAAAGTATCCCATTTTCCAAGCACTTCCCCTGTCTCCCAATCTACTTCTTCTAAATGCCCGGCAGCCTGCAGTTTCGCTTCACTTACAACGCCTTTATGAGTTTTTTCAGCCTGTTTCACAACCTGATCTTTTTGACTCTTCGCAGAGCTAACTGTATCATCATGTTGTTTTTTAGTGATAGAACCCTTGACGTAATACTCTAGATCAGCGTTTTTCACTACTTCTTTATATTGCTTTTCAGCATTCTTGACCACATTGTCTTTTGCTTTTTTGCTGTTTTTAACTGTGGCAGCTGCTTCTTTTGCAGAAAGTTGAGTTTTGTTGTCTTTTAATTTTCCGGCGATAATTGTCTGCTCCTCTTTACTTTTAGTAAGAGCAGATTCAACATGGCTATTCATTTTCTTAATAATCTGTTCTATTTCCTTACGTTCGTCATCTGTAATATCTCGGTGATCTTTAGCAGCATTTTCCCAAATCTTTTTGATGCGCTTGGTATACCCGGATATTTCTTTATGCTTGTCCTTATTGTTGTCTTTGATATTCTGTAATGTTTCTGTCTTCTCTTTTTCTGACATTTCTTTATTGGAAGCATAAAAATCACTTAACACTTTTAAAGATTTATCAGTGCTCTTTTGATAGCCATCAAGAATGGTTTGGCCCATCTTTTCATACTCACTGGACATGTTATCAGCAATTTTTTTCGTGATCTTTTTGTTTGTTAAATAGTAATAATTTAGCTTGGCACCGACTTTGGTGTTCATATCTTCATAAGCATTAATCGCTTTCGAAGTGGATTCAGAAACCTTATCGCCAAAGTCGATAGTCGCCGGCAGCACCCTTTTCTTCAAGTTGTCGTAATACTTAAATCCTGCATCAGCTAAAAGGGTGACACCAGTAACAGCTATTCCGATTGGACCACCAAGCAAACTGAGCCCACCGCGCAAAAGCCCGACAATCCCGGCACCTTTTTTTAGAATGTTAAAAAGACCGAACCCACTTTTCGCAAGCTGCATAAACCCGCCAGCGCCTTTTACTGCATTCACTCCAGCTTTTACGATCCCTGAACCGAATTTGATCAGTTCAGGAGCAAAAGAAAGGATGAGTCCGGCGATCATTCCAACTGGTCCACCAAACAAGCTCAGGCCAAGACCAGCCACACGTGAAGCGCCGCTAAGGCCACTCATCGCTCTTGCACTTCTGGTTGTCGTTTGTTCAAGCCGGCCTACCCTGGTTGTGGCAAGTGCAGAGGTTTGATGGAAACGGTCCATTCTTGTGGATGCTACTGCAGCAGCTGTTGAAGTGGCACTCATCCCCGCTGCCGCTGTTCTTGAAGCTGTGCCGGCCGCAATCGCCTCAGCAGAATAAACGGTTAGACTCGTAGAAGCACGGTTCACATTTCCAGTTAAATACGCACCAGCTGTGCGAAGCATATTCCACCCTGCAGCCATTTTAGGAATAGAACCTAATGTGAGCAGGAACGCACCGCCCAAGAGCGAGAACACAGTGACCGCTGCACCTGTAATGGCAATTGTGCTTGCGACTGAAGAAGGCAAGGAATCAAACCATGTGACAGCACTTGTAATAACGTCTGTTGTAGCACGTATCACTGGGATAAATTGATTTCCAAGTGTAATAACAGCGTTATTTGTGGCCGACTTTAGATATTCAAATGAACCGGCCAGGTTGTCCATTTGCTTATCAGCGATTTTCTCAGCTGTGCCGCCGCTGTTTTCCAATTCTTTTGTGAAGTCTTGGAGTTTATCCTTTCCAGCGTGCATTAAGGTAATGAATCCTGAAAGAGCATGCTGTCCGGCAATCTGTTTGGCAATCCTGATTTGTTCTGTTTCCGTATAGTCTTTGGTTTTCTCGTTGATTTGCCCTATGATGTCTGCTAACGGACGCATTTTTCCAGTTGAATCTGTCACTTTAAGCCCCAGCTCTTCGATTGCCGATGCTGCTGGCTTTGGAGGCGCAGCTAAACGAGTTAATGTTGATCGCAAAGCTGTTCCGGCCATATCAGCTTTAATCCCGCTGTTCGCCATGATCCCGGTTGCCGCGGCCAATTCTTCCATGCTCACACCCGCGGTTTTTGCTGCCGGAGCCGCATATTTCATCGTTTGCCCAATTTCCTCAAGCCTAGCGTTCGAATTGGTAAACGTATAGGCCATAACGTCAGCAACACGGTTAGTGTCCTCTGCTTTGATATGAAACTCCGTTAAGATGTCTGAGACAATATCAGCTGTAACACCTAAATCGGTTTGCCCAGCTGCAGCAGTTGCCAATAACCCAGGCATTGCGCCGATGATTTGATTGGTTTTATAGCCGGCCATAGCTAAATACTGCATCCCTTCGGCTACTTGACCATCTGTGTATTGTGTTACGGCCCCAAGATGGCGGGCAGTTTCAGTAAGCGCGGCCATTTGGTTATCTGTTGCATTTGCTAACGCTGCAACCCGGCTCATTTCCTTTTCAAAGCTGGCTGCAGCCTTAACAGTTGCACCTATGCCAAGGGCTCCAACCGCCCCTATAGCTGTCAGCGCCTTCCCTGTTTCAGTCGCTGAATTATAGACAGCCTTTAATTCTTTTGATACTTCTTGTGAATCCTTTTTAAAGACAGAGAAAACACTTGCAGCCCGGCTAGTGTTTCCTGACAAGGTATCATATTCTTTGCTGACTTGCTGCAGTTCTCTTCCTAAATTTTGATGAACAGCTATTGCATCATTTAAGCGCCGAGCTTGGATTTGTGTCTCGCGGTTGTCCTTTCCTTTTTGACGCGCCAATTCATCATATCTCTGACGGTGTTCTTGAACTAAACGGCCTTGAATCTTATATTTATTGTTTAGGCCTTCCATTTGCGACTGAAGGAGTTTCGTTTGGTTACCGGTATTTTTATAAATACTGCCGGCCGCCTTCATTTCTGAGTTTGCCAGGCGCATTTGCCTTTTTAGGCCTTCAATACCTCGATTAAAACCTGTATCGTCAAGACCTACTTTAACAACCATATTTCCTATTGGTTGAGCCATATGTAAACACCCCGCTTTCCTGGCATAAACTCAACAAAAAAAAGACAGGTGAGCACCTGTCTAAAAGATTTGGTCAATTGTTACCGTCTTAATTTTCGGCTTATTCTTTTCAGCCAAAACCTCTAAGTAATGGTAAATGTCCATGTTATCTATTTCAGTCATTTTCCACCCTTGTTCAAGCAGTGTGGAATAAATTTCATTTATTTGCTGGATTCCTCGTTCGTAGGTGTATTCTTCTCCGTCTTCTCCTGCAAAAAATCTTGATCCATTTCCTCAATTTCTTTGTATCCAGCTACCTCTGAGAGAATTCGGCTGACTTCTTTTGTCACTTCAAATGATTGTAGCCCTTCGGTGAACTCGTCATAAGTGAATTGGTCACGGAAGATTTTCACAATAAACTGGATTTGTTTCTCCAATGTTTTGATGCTCTTTTCAAGATTATCTGATGTTTTTTCCGCTTCAGCATTTAATCTCAGCGCTTCAAGAAGTGTCTTAGTATTTGTTCGCGGTGCAATAAAAGTTTTAAACTTTTTTTCATCTTCAAACCACAATTTGATAGAAATATGTTTCTGAGCCATAATGACTCCTCCTTTTCGTTAAATAGATTTTATCTGAATAAAGAGAAGCTTTTCAGCTCCCCTTTTATTTCCCAAGATCAGCACTTACATTTTCCTCTGTGTCTTGTTTATTTTGATAGGCATCCCCAAAAACTGCCTTATAAAAATGATCTAGATCGAATTTCTCCCCATCTTCGTCCGCAACGATTTTAAACACATCGTCCTGCTCTCTATCTACGAATTCGGCTGAAAGTTTGATCGTTTGGAAATCCGTTTTATCTTGTTTTGTTTTCCATTCATCACCCGGTAAAGAGAACCTCCCTTTTACCAAGCCCACATGACGGGACTTGCCGTTTGCTTTAGGTCCTTGAAACGTCATAGCAACCCAAGGAGGAATGATATTTTTCTTAAACAAATACAATCCGTTTTCATCTTGTTCAATTCCAAGTAATTTAGAGAGAATCTCCATTGGCAGATCCCGCATTTCAATGTCTAATTTAGTTGAACCAGTTGAAACTGCAAGATCGACAAGTTTGTCATCCGCATATTGTTTTTCTGTGGATGTTTCTGTTTCAACTTTCATATTGATTGCAAATTCGTAGTCAAGGATTTCCGTGGTAACAAAAAATCCCCCCACCTTTTTTAAGGGTGCGAATTTCACATTCTTTAAACCTGTAACTGAACTGTATTCAGGCATCTTAAAACCTCCAATTATAGTAAAATGTTCGCCTCGAACCGATATCCTTTTCGAATAAGACGTTCTTTTTGTAAAAATTCATTGATTGGGACAGTTGTCTGAAAGTCCATGCCGCCCATTACTTCCACAATAGGGGCAAAAATAGGATCACATGAACTATTGTGGTACACATCGATCTGATAAACGGCGCTGTCTTGTATCGGCTTCCCATCAGCCCATTTAGTTGTCCTGTAGTCTATCTCCTGAACCACAATGTAAGGAGGAGAACTTTCAATCCCTTCTGGTACGGCCAGTTCATAAATATTTGCAGGATCAATCAATAATAAAAGCGCCGGATGGGTTTCCAGCGCTTCAAATATCTTGTCCTTTAATTGCATTGATCTTTCAATGAGGTTTAAAAGACTCATAGCTTATACCCCGCCTTTACGACCTTTTCCATAGCATCAAGCATCTTATCATTCGCCTGGATCATACTGTTTAGAATAAAAGGATTTGCTGCCTGATGAATGGTCCCAAACTCCGGCAAGTGAACACGGAATTTAGTGTCCTTTGTTGGGCCGACAACCGCATATATTTCTCCGTCTTCATCTCGCTTTATCCTATTTCCTACAATAATGTCCTCATCTATGTGAGGGTGCTTACCCCCAATAGCTGACCGCGGAGCATTATCATTGATTACTTCCGCCAATACAGCACCGCCTGCTTTTACGGTTGCTTTATGGACTTTTTCGTCCTTGCGGGCTAAGTCTGCGAATGTAGATTCCAGTTCTTTAAAACCCTTTAATTCCAGTTCAAAATTCATCAGCTCACCACATTTGCTTTAATTGTAATGAAGTGCCGACGCGAATAGTTAGGCAAGATCGACTCAATTTCATAAGCTTTTTCACGAAAGATGATTCGCATATGCTCGTCTATGTCTTCGCGATGACGAATTGTAAATTCCACTGTCTTTTCCTTCTGGATCGCAGCCGCAGCATAATATTCTCGGCCTTTTAAACCTTCAGCTTTAGCCCAGCATTCAATTACCGTTTGCCAGCTGTCCTTTCCATCCACAGGCAGGCGGCCAGCAGGCTTCTTTTTCTGAAATTGAATACGATATCTCATGTCATTCAACATTAGGAGTAGCCTCCGGCAATGTATATTTGAGCTGATTGATCATGGTAGTCAGCACTCCGTCCAAGTTAGAAGTTGTCCCGGCAATTTCTCTATTTTCATACCAGTGAGCAACGAATGCATTCACACACATTGCCGCCCTGGCTGATTTATTCGGGAATGTAAGACCAGTAGCCGAAGCAATGTATTCTTTTGCTGATGCAATAAAGTCTAAAATCAAATCATCCTCCAGATCACCATCAACCCGGAGGAACTTTTTTGCCTTTTCTAATTCAACTTTCTCTTCTTCTGTCACTCGACATCACCTGTCTTTCATTCAGCAGAAGTGTTCGGTTTCAGCTCATCAATTTGTTTTTGTAGCCCATCTAATACGTTTTTCACTTCACTATTTAAGTGATCCATCATAACGCTGCCCGTTCCAATGTTAATGCTGCGGACTGATTTTTCTCCCAGCATTTCATGTACAATAGATTTTTCGCCGATAACAGCTGGATCACCCTTTGGACCTTGGGGACCTGGCTCACCTTGTGGGCCAGCATCTCCTTTTGGACCTTGAGGACCAGTATCTCCTTTGTCTCCCTTTGGTCCCTGCGGACCGGTATCCCCTTTAGGGCCTTGAGGCCCGGGTTCGCCTTGAAGGCCTTTTACATAGAGAGGATTTTGTTCGCTGTTGTCCGCGATAGAGACATCCGTAATCGGTTCCCCTGATCCGTTGTCTCTTGCTGATGTTTTTGCTCCGTTACTTTCATTTAAAAAATCTGCCATGTTAAATCAATCCTTTCGTTTTTTATTTACCTAAGTCCGCAGATTCAGTCGATGGTGTTTCCACTTGTGCCTCTTCTCCGACAACAAGGTCAGTAACGATGACGGCAGCTTCTGGATCAACAACTTTCCCGTCGAAACGCTCAATACCTCGGAAATATGTTTGATCAGTAAGGAAAGCATCCCCGCCCACATCAGTTGACTTAATTTCGAACTTTTGACGATCGAACATAAAGTATCCACGTTTGAAATCACCAAATAGAATGTGTGTTTTTTGTGTCTTTTCGTCAGTAACAATTTCGTCATAGACTTCAACTGGTCGGCCGAACAGAAGGAAATTGTCTTCATTTCTAGGGTCTTCAGCCAAAATACCTCTGCCGTTTTTGTCCTCAATGTTTGCCAGCGTTTCAAACGCTTCTGTGTTCATCACCCATTTTGCGTTTTTGCGGTACCCACGTTTAATCTGGTTTTTGACTTTCCGCAAGAACTTAATAGTGATGAGAGAAGGTGCCTTGATTGATTTGAATTTCCCGCTAGAAATGATTCCTTCAACGTTCTTCTCGCCGCCTACTCCGTAAAAGATTTCATCATTTTCTGTTACGATAGCAGACTCAGAAAGCCAGTCCACGATCTCGCGGACAAAGTTTACAAATGAATCATTTAAGAGCTCGCTAGGCGCAGGCATAAATCCGGCGAATTTCTTCACGTTATACCAGATTTGATCAAATTCCATGTTTTTCAGTTCTTTGATTTGTTCTTTCTCGGCCGTGTTATAGAGTTTTCCAGCTACACCTTTTCTGACAGTGTAACTCCCTGACGGAGCAGTTTTTGGTACAACGCGAACCAGGTTCCTAACAGAGTTTAACTCCTGGATTGATTTCAAAATCTCTTTTGAAATATCGTCTGGTACTGTGTATCCCCCGTCTTTGTCACTTCCAGAAGACAACGAACGATTTTCTTTTAGGACACGCTGCATCATGCTTCTTTCTTCTTCACCAAGGTCATGGCTGCGTCCGGTCAGCACTTTAAACCAAGCATCCCGGTACTCTTTTGTAGCAGTTAAAATATCGCGCTGTTCGGGTTCTTCATCGGGCTTTCGTTCGAATTCTGGTACAAATTTTCGTTCTTCACCCAATGCCGGCAGTTCCAAGCCACGCTCTTCTGACATAAGCTCGATTTGTTTTTGCAGCGCCTTGGCTTCATCAAGCATGCTGCGGGCTTCTTCGGACTTCCCTTCATTTAAAAGATTGGATGCCTCTTGTTTTTTCTGTGTGAATTTTTGTCTCAATTCACGTTCTTTTTTCGTCATAGCAACTGTCATTCGTATTTCCTCCTTGAATTTGGACATAAAAAATAGACCTAAATTGTCAGGTCTAAAAGTTCAAGCTCCATTTTTAATTTTTCAATTGGGGCAGCACGCATTTCTTTTAGCTGCTCCACTTTAGCCAAGCTTCGTTCACTAACAACAGCCTCCGTATCGCTATAGGCAGGTGTTGTGACCAGCGATATATCAAAGATTCTATCTATAGCATTGATTCGCCGTTCATAAACTCCTTCTTCATCATTATGCTGCCACTCATCCGGCTCTCCATTTCTGTAATCCAAAGAAAAAGCAAAAGAACACTGATTAACGACTCCGCTTCTAACATTCACCATTAAATCCTTCGCATACGACGTGTTTGTAGGGATAAAACGGAATTTGAGACCTATTGCATCTGTTTCCAGCTCAAGCCTCCCTACGTCCTCAGAAACGGTATTTCTCGCTAAGGGATAATCCTGACGATGATTAAAAAGTGCGACTACGTTAGAAAGGTCTGTAGAATCCAGGGCGTTCCGGCTGATGATTTCTTTAAACCATCCTCCCAACGGCTCGGACCATTTTTCGAATTTCAAAGCGTATCCCTCAATAAAATGCCTTTTCTCTTCGCCTTCACCGGCAGAGCGTAACTCAATTTTCGTTGTCAGATGACGTACTTCCTTGTTCACTTTTGTTTTCACCCCCTTTAACTGATTTTGCTTTACTCATTTGATATTGCTCAAGCGTATCTAAGAACGTGTAATTTAGAGAAACAAGATGACGGTCTCCATTTTCTATGGCATTTCTCTCTTCTAATGCTCGGATTTCATTAATATTCAAACCGCTGATGCGTTCCATTATTTCGTAATACTCAGCCCTTGATTTTGCATCACCGCGTAATTCACTATTAACATTAAATTTGGTATAGTACCCCTTTTTAATATCGTCATCGGTAAACAGCTTAGTAATGAACTCTTGTTCAAACGATACTAACCACGGCTGAAGTGTATTTTTTACATATTCAATAGATTGGTGTTCGATATTGCTAAACGTCGCCCGATCGAGCTCATTGATCTTATGCAAAGGAACTTTAAAAATAGAGGCAATTTGAGCCTTATTAAATTTCATTGATTCTACAAACTGTGCCTCTTGCAATGGCATTGAAATTGATTGATAATCAAGCCCGGCATCAATAATGGCAATATTTCTCCCTGCATTTACCCTGTCCCATTCTCTCCTTGCTCGGTCCTTCGCGCCTTCCTCTAACAAGGTAGGCACTTTCAGAATACCCCTGGGAGTGGCATCATTCTTATACAACTTCGCGTTAAATTTTGTAGCAGCTGATTGAGCTCCGACTTGCTCTCTTATAACGCCTATTGGACTTTTACCGTTAATCCCGTCCTCAGTCATACCTTTAAAATGCAAGACCTCGTCAGCATACAATTCCACTCTTTTTGAATTAATGATGGTTTCATACCACAAAATTCCTGTATTCGGGTCCACATAGGGATGAGTATTGGCCGGATTTAACGGTAGCAAATCAGTAATAAAACCATTTTTATCAGGCTTTAAATACGAATATCCATTGCCCCAGGTACAAACATGGGTCATCATGAGCTTTTTCCAAGTGAAAGCTGTCATGTATTGATTCGGTTTAAGATAAAGTAATGAAGCAATCGGATGCTGCATCCCGCTCTCGATATTTCCATTAACCTTCTGGAATGTATGAATCGAAAGTTTAGCAATATCATCGGATAAGACATTCACACAGGAAAACACATCAGGATGAACCAGTGCAGTAGCTTCGCTTACACGCTCACCGCTTGCTGTTTTGGACCCGCCAAACATATCAACTATCCACTCTGGTGGATCAGCAAGGTTCCAGGGGTCAGATTCGTTTGATCTTTTTGAAAACAATCCTTCTAAAAACAATTAATCACCCCTTTTCTTGCTTAAAAGCGCAGCATAAAACATAAAAAAGACACCCGTCAGAATAAGACCGATGTTTGCGTTCAAGCGATATGCCGCAGTCAGAATAAAAGCAGCTCCAATGATAAATAGAAAATCATTCAAAAAGAGTAGAAAGCCCTTTAATATTTTCTTCACTCATACACCACCTTTAGAAAGAGAAAGAAGCTGACTGAATATAAGCATTTAAATCAACTTCATTATTAATCTGAGAAGCGCGCACATACGCATTAATTAAAGCTGCTGCCGGATCAATACGCTGAGTTGATTTGGATTTATCAAGCATGATATTCTCCTGGGCGTCTACTTTTGTTACCGCATTACCCATCGCCCATGTTAACAAATCATTTTTTGGATGAATGATTTTTTTCGCCTTCACTTTAGCTCTAAAATCTTTTGTTGGTTCGGACAACGTGGCTACGCCCTGCCGTATTTCAACCATTGTGTATCCATCCGCTTCCATTTGCTGAGCAAACTGCGTGGCGTTGTATGGATCATAACCTATTTCCTTGATTCTCCACCCATTTTGGTTCTCCATTTTTTTGATGAAAGCCCTGATGTAGTCATAGTCAACAACTGCACCATCTGTTGTTGTTAGCCACCCCCTTTTCTTCCACAGATCATAAGGGACGTTATCTGTCTTCATTCTTTCATGGAATGTATCCTCCGGCATAAATCCGTGACTTTCTACAGCAAAACTGCCGTCATCTAACGGAAAAATAAAAGATGCTGCCGTTAAATCAATTGTTTTTGATAAGTCAATGCCGATATAGCACTCTCGGTTTTTCAAATCCGGGATTTTATCAGAACCGCAATCTGTCCAGGCTTGCATATCCATATAGCCGTTCTCCCGCATGTTAACCCAGATATTCATGTTCTTTGTCATGAAATTCCGCATTTTCTCCGGGACGGCAAGCGCGACCTCCAACTCTCCGCGCAAATAATTCAATCCATGCTCATTGGCAGCGACAATCGGGTTAGCTTTAATCCAGTTCTTTTCGTCTTTGACGTCATCATCTTTATCAAGCTCATTGATCATCACAAAATACTGTTCATTTTGTTCCACCTTATTCGGGTCCAATATGCGAGACACGTAATCATATTCAACACGATAAGCAGGATTATTCAATTCAAATCCGGCTGTAGTAATTATCAGCATCAATGGCTGAGCACGGGCAGCCATACCGGAAGCCAGGACATCATAAATCTCTGAGGTTTTATGAGCGTGGTATTCGTCGATAATGCCGCATTGCGGGTTAAAACCATCCCCTGTTTTGCCAGCATCCTTGGAAAGCGCCTCGATTTTAGATTGAGTTTTTGGATGTTCGATTTTCCCATATGCAATTCGATATTTTTTCTCCGGCTTGTTCAAAAGGTCAGCTTGCATAATCTGCGCCTTAATTTCATTCCAGCAGATTTTTGCTTGTTCCGTTTTTGTGGCACCAATGTAAACCTCGGACATATATTCATCGTTTGCCATTGCCTCATAAGAACCGACACAAGCCAGGCTCTGCGTTTTGGTGTTTTTACGACCTACCTGCCAATAGACTTTTTTAAATCGGCGATAGCCGGTATCTTTATGCACCCAGCCGTACACATTGCCAAAGATGAATATTTGAATAGGCTCAGGTACAATATTTTCACCCTGCAGAGGTCCTTTCGTATGTTTAAACTGGGTCATCCAGTATAGGAACCGGCGGGCTTTTTCATCATCAAACACATAAGGAAACTCTCTTGTGCCTTCCCGACTCACATCATTTAAAAAACGCTCGCAGGCCCAAATGTGTTTTTCACACGCCACAATCTCACCCGATATCACATCGCGCGAGTAATCAATGAGAAACTGTTTGATTGTCTTCATACGTTTTTAAACTCCTTTTCGGCAGCCGTCTTTTCCCGCTCCTCTTGCGTGCGGGTGATAGCAAGTTTTGCCCGAGCAGACGGTGTAAGGCCAAAGTCATTCGCTGCTGATTTCATTTGATCAAAATAATTCTTTTGCCGCTTTAATAACGGATGCTCTTCACCAACAAGCTTTATTGGGTTGCCGTCTTCGTCTTTTCCTTCCGTATGGACCATGATCCCGTCTTCTTCAATAATTTTAGAAATTGATACATACTGCGAGTAGGCATTACAATAGGCAGCCAACATGCTGATGTCCGCCTCCGTGATAATTTCAACCTCAGCTAATAAGGCAGCAACCCGTTTGAATTCTTTTTTACCGACCTTATCCAACCACGTTGGCGGTTTTATATTATCGGATCGCATTTTCATTTTCTTCTCGTGCTCAGCCCGGGCTGCCAGCTCTTCCGTATTCTTTTTATTTGGGTTGCCCTGTATCAATTGAAGCGTCGCGGATTTTGCAGGCCTAGGCATGTTCTCACCTCATTTCACATCAAAAAAGTTGCATTTTTCGCTTGTTTTTTTCACCAATCGTGATACGATGGAAGTAACAACAAAACCAGTCGTATCAAGCCCTCTCGGCAATTTCGCCGGGAGGGTATTTTGTTTTTCCGGAACTTTGAAAAGCGGTGTTTGTTTGCAGAAGAGGGGGCGCCGTTCTCCAAACGTTTTCTTTCCAGAGATTTGGATAGGGGGGGAGGGTCACTTGCCCTTGCTCCCATGAACCTTGTTGTGACAAGCGTTACACAGGCTTACAAGGTTGTCCAAGTCTAATCTTTTCGCCCAATCTTCCTTCACTTCAACAATATGATGCACCATGTCAGCTGGAGTGAAGCAATGATCTTTCAAACAATGCTGACAAAGATAATTGTCTCGTATCAATGCAAGTTGTCTTGTTCGTTTCCAATCTGTTGATTTATAAAAACTTGTTATTGTTTTGTTTCTTGAATGTTTGTTGTAATGTTTAGTTTCTTCTTGTTGCTGTGTCTTGTGTGTATCACAGTACCGGCCACGGGTGAGGCTGGGGCACCCAGGGGCGGCGCATACTCTTAGGGGCTTAAGGGGCATAAACCTTGTCCTCTATTTCTTCTTTTATTGAATTGATGTAAGTTTCTCCAATAACATCATCAATGATTGTCGTAATCTTTTCCCCAATCTTTCTCATCAATATCTCCATTGAAATCAGATGCCTCCATTCTTCTTCCATCTACCCAAAGAGTTTCTTCCCCTCGGGTTATCTCTGATACATCCACATCAGCAACTGACACATCTATGTCGTCCCCATATACATAGAAGCCTTGGCTAATCGCCTGGCGTATATCATTCTCTATGGATCTCTTAACCTCTTTGTCCACATGTCCTTTTGCCCTTATTAACAGCAATTTCATGCCAGTTCCTCCTTAAAAATAAAAAGCCTTCCATGCCAGAGACAGAAAGGCGTTACTGATTTATTCTAGTATTCTCTTGATCAATCAGTGGTTGCATTAGGATTTTGATTTGAGCATTCACCTTTTCATATTCAGCAAGCAGGCGCTCTGCTTTTTTTAGTCTTTTGGCTTTTTCATATTGGTTTCTTATTGTTCTTATCCTCTTTTGAAGCGATCTAATATGAGGCGTAGTCACAGAGCAAACTGTTTTATGCTGGCATGACGGGCATTGAATGAACCCAATTACTACGCTATTTTCTTTTTTGTGCTCGAGTAAAACGATATGATGTTCATCGCAACATTGTTCGCATTTGCTAAAAGGTTTCATAGTGCTCCTCCTTCCAAGTCTGAACCATATTCTTTCTAAACTGCCACCGTACTCAAGCCGTTAACCGCCAATAGTCTATCCTGAGATTTACCGGAAGCAGTTTACAGAGAATATAAAAAAGCATCCGTAAATAGGAGGATGCTTTTAACGTTCTAATTGCTCTTCTTTTCTTATTAGATAAATATTATTTATTAACCTAACAGCTCTATATTTATCATCTAAATCAGGAAGTTTCTCTTTAGTCAGTATTATAGCTTTTATTCTAAGAGACTTATCGTTTTGTTCATCTTCTTTCGTAGATTGAGAGATAATTGCTTCATAAACCTCATATCCAGTTATAAAAAATAATGGACAGACACTTATAAATTCAGTCTTGACAAAAATTATTATAATTACTGCAATAAATAAACAAGAACCAGCCAAGTTAATAAAAGATTCATAGTCTAAAGAAAATAATGGCAACAGAAGCGACATTAAGAAAAATGTATAGTCATTTACGCTTAACCTTTTTAATTTTCGTATTGAATAAACAGAACCTTTTGTTTTATTTTCCAGTTGACCTTCTAAATCATTAAAAAACCATCTAATAACTAGCTTATACATTATCAAAGAAAATATAATAATAATTGTAAAAACAACAAAATCAAGGCCTACTTTAGTTAATATATCTAAAATACGTATAACAATTTGGTTTTTCCCAAATAAATTCAAACTATCAATAAAACGATAAAACATTATTAAAAAAAGAGGGAGGTATGCAGTATACCAGAGATAGTATTGTTCTTTTTTCCCCCATTGCATTCGATTCCCCCCTCTAAAAACATAAACTAATTTCTAAAAGTTATTCATATGCAGCAACTACTTTATAATCCTCGGTTAAAAAAGAGCGAGCAATTTTGTCAGCAAAAAAATGAATTAAAGGTTTAGGGTTTTGCCCTTTATCAAACTTAATTGTTTTATTTTCGAAATCAATATAGTCGAACAAATCCCATATCGTTCCCAACTCTTTTTTATATCTCTCTTTAGCTTCGCTTTCTTCAGGGACTCTTCTTTTCAACTCAGCTAATTCTTCACATCTTTCTTCAAAATTCTCTTGTAATGCACTTAGAGTACTGGGTTTTATCTGAGCTAAACTTCGGGAAAAAATAAATTTTTTGCAACTTTTTTCAAATTCTTCGACATTCACATTTGAGTCCTCAAAAAAGGGCATTGATATAATTGTAGCTATATTTTGATCCCTTTTTCTATTAATTTCATCTCTATAATCAAAAGTATATTCAAAATATGTGACATTATTGATAAAGATTTTATTTCTAATCAAGATGAAATGAAAAATTCCTCCTAATTCAATAACTGTATGATCTACAAACTCAAACTGGTTAGTGTTTTTAATTCTATAAATTTTCTTTTTGTTTCTTGAAACATTTGTTTTCGCACCTTTATCGCTCCTATAATAACCCAGCAAGGCTTCTTGACCATTGTAATTAACTCTTACAATTATAAAATTTGTTTTTGATTCGTCATAAACTTGATCATGATTTCTCAAAGCTAAATTCAAGTCATCTTTTTTCTTTTTGAGAGTCTCCATTGAATCCATATTCAACTCTGCAAGTTGTTCTTTTCTTTGAATTTCATCATTATAATTACCTACAATAAATTTGTTTTCTTCATTTTGATTTTTTATTTTTTTCAAAGTATTGATTAACTGCTTCTTAGCCCATGTTTGAACTTCAGGAGCTAGAGATATCTCAGTGGCACTATAATATATATCGGCTTCCTTTTGTTTCTTAACCAAATAAATATTATAATCGAATTTACTTAAGTCATCTTCTTTTCTTTCATCCAGCTCCGTCAAAACATTGATTATATTTTGTGTATCGTTTAAATTCAT